GGTCCATGATCAGTAGCATCTTCTTGCGATCCTCTGCATCCCAGATCCCCTTGCATTCCAGGTAGACGTTATCGCTCAGTTTGAAGTCGGGCGTGTAGGTGTGTGCGCTGGCCGGCCGGGTGTACTCTAAACGCTCCGTCTCATAGCGCGGCTCGAATCCCCGCGCTATGATCTGATCGCGTACCCTGCCCTCTAGCTTACTCCGCAGCTTCTGGTTCTTGAAGCGTCGCATGGCACACTCACAAATGTGCGGGCGCCGGCAATCTGCGCGCGGAGCCCGGCATACCCGGGAGAGGTGCCAACAGCTCTTTCACCTCTAGCCATCGGAAGCTCGCCCAATTGGGAAGCGTCGCTTCACTGATTTGCTGCACCAACACACCGTCGGGGATCGGCAGCAGCGGGACCGGCTCACGTCGATCGCCGCTGTAATAATCGAGCCCGTGTGAATTCGTACGTGGTGTATAAAACTGGGGTCCAGCGCGCATCATGTTATGTTCACCATTCGTTCGCGTTTCGTTGGGTCGACGCTCGTGTTACTCCGGAACCATGAACCGCAGTTCTGGCACTGGTAGCGGATGTAGCGTAGCAGGTTCGCGACAGCGGTCCCGCGCTTCTGGTAGTGGTGGCTACCGCATTTTGGACATGAAAGCTCCCCGGTGAAGGTACTGACATTCGGATGGCCCGGTATCCACGGTAGTAACCGATGGTACAACTGTTCCAGGAGTACGACGTCGTGCTTGTTGTATCTCTCCATGTTATCCCATGATGCGGCGTCGCCATTCATGGCGCCTACCCACATCTCAAAACCCGGATGGTCTGCCTTGGCGCCCAGGTCCAGCGCCTTGGCCACATAGTCCAGCCGGTTGCTCTCGAACCGAAACACGCGCTTCACCACCTGCAATAAATCAACTTGTTTGTACGGCGACGGTGGCAGCAGGTCGTACTTGACGAATTCCCGATTCAGAATCGGGATATCAAACTTGGTGCCATTGAAGTGAACCACGACGTCGGCTTCGTCGAGCATGGTAAGGATCGGCGTAAGCATGTGGATCGTCGACTCACGCGCATCACCCAGCTCTCTAAGGCTGTGGTAGTGCATCGCCTCTTCGCCCAGCCATCGTGCGGCCCAGCAGAGGATATACCCGCTGTCGACCATCTGCTTCGGGTCAACGTTCTGGTCCCACAGGCCCCAAACGTACGCCAGATTCGGCGCCGTCTCGATGTCAAGCAACAGAATCTTCATGTGGCCTAGTCCAGCTCGTATTCTGCTACCACGCCGCGCTGCTTCCTTTCGGCAGCGCGCCGGTCCCGCTCGGCCTTCTCGCGTGCATGTATCGCGTACATGCGTTCTTCGGCGTAGGTATGATGGTGGTCGGCTCCCAAGGTATGCCAGAAAAACAGGCTCTTGCGCTGGATGATGTACATGCCAGTCCTGCGAATGATGCGGTAATGAGTCTTCATGCGCTCCTCGGGTTATGTATCTATCTTCAATGCGTTAATCTCTTCGAGGGTACGCACAACGTTCTCCCACGCCTCAAAGCCTTGCGGGCTGTCCGCCCAATTAAACGCCGTTATTAGCGAGATTATTGCGTCTACAAGCGCGGGTTGATAGACGCCTTTTAGGAAGTGCCTGCTATGCAGCTTCTTGCGCTTCGACATCGCGTTCTCCTCGTGTGATCTCCGGCACGTCTGGCGTGCGTTCGACCTTGGTTAACCAGACTGGTCCCTTCGCGTAGATGAAACCCCGCAGCTCGGGCCAGCACTCGTGCTTGAATGGACAGTAACTGCACGCCACGTCCAATTTACGGTTGCCGCTCTTGCCGTCGGCCACGTCCTCGAAGTGGCGAGCCGGTGGTTCGGGATGCTCGATCACGCGGATCAGGTCGTCGGCGTGTTCCATGATGCCCTCGCGATGAACTGCATGCGGCGCGTACTGGAGCTTGCCGGTGTCCTTCTGCATGACCAGCCATCCGGCTTCGTTGATGTCTGTGCCTTCGGCGTAGGAATCCAACTGCCCACGGTATCCAAAGTCGTCATTCGCGTCAGTGATGCCGTCCTTGAATTTCTGGAACCCATACTTGCTAGCGCTCTTGGTGTCGACCACAGTGCCGTCAAGCATCGCGTCGATGTGACCACGTACTTTCCAGCCGTTCGGCCCGTCCCATTCCACCGCCTCCTGCTGGCGCTCAACGGCGTGACCGCTGAGTTCCGCGAGAAACAGTAGCACCGCTTCCGCAACGTCGCCAATCAGGAACTTGAGCAGCGTGTGGCCTTCTAAGGGTTCAGCCATATCGGGTCGGTTGTAATCGTACCAGATTCGACGCTTGCACGGCAGACCCAACTTCGACATGCGGAGCACCTTCGCGGCCTTATCCAACGGCTTCCGGACGGTTAGCATGCCTCGGATCTTTTCACGTATGGTGTTGGTGAGATGGTCCTCGGCGGCCAAGCGCACAGGCGCCGGCTCACCCGCAGCTACGCGGGCGAGTAGCGTTTCGATATCGGTCGCTACGCTACTTGCTTTCATCGGCCTCCTCCGCCTCGGTAGCCGCTACCTCAGCGTCACCACAAGCATACGTCTCAAGCTGTGCAGCGAGCCATAGGACAGTTGATACAGCCGCCTCCGGCCCAACCACCGTCTCGGGTGCCTTCATATGGCCGAACAGCTCCACCGCCGCCTTGAACGAAGATTGACGAACAATACTCCGCTGACCGTCGAGCAAACCGATCGGGAATGACGCGGCTCGCCGCACAGGAGTCACGTCGCGCAGTGCAGGTATTGCTGTCGCCGCACCAAGAATCTTGATGTCGGACGGCACAACGTTCTTGCCCCAACGATCCTCCGTGAATGTGAACTCCACGTCCATGCCAGTGTCGAGATTGTGCTTCTCGAAATTGGTCCGATACCAGTGCCCGTCTACCTTGAAGGAGTATACCCGCTTGGGCTTTCCCTTGACGGTGCGCTCGATGCTATCGACTTGTTCGACTACTCCGGCTACTTTACTCACTCTCAAACTCCTCTAGAAGTGCGGCCATCTCGGCCGCAGGTTTACATTCAAGACTCTTGATGTCGATCTGCTCACCCCAATTGTATCCGACGCTAGCAGTTACGTCAAGCGGCAAATCGAACTCAACTCCGAATACACGTTGCATATACCGTGGTATGCTCTTAAGAACACGGTTAGCCGTTGCGAGGTACGCGTCATAACACGCGCTGGGGACCGAAGCTACGATCGAGTCATGAACGGTGTTCACGAGCCGAACTTTGAGGTCCGCTTCATAAACCGCCCGGTACAAGAGCCCAACGGCTATCGGCACAACATCACCAGTAGCAAACCCTTGGATCGGCCGATTCTTCAGTTCGGTTGGCGAGAAGTTATAGCGCCCGCTGCCCTCGGGAAATTCGTACTCACGGTATACGTAATTCCGGCCAGTAGTCGTTCGCTGAACGTACTTGCGTATAGGCACGCCTTTCTTGTCGCGGTCGCCCGAGTACGTACTTAAGGTACGAGCCTCCTCGGCGCCAGCCTCGTAATATGCGGCCACACCGGGGTACCGATTGTAGAACGTGTCCATGAAACGCTGGCATTCGCTCTCAGGTAGACCGCTGGTAATCGCCAGTTTGCGCTTCCCGGCGCCGTAGATCAGACCGAAATTGATGCGCTTGGCCGTCTTACGTTCCTCACTCATCGGCACCCGACCCGTAAGATCCTTGAACAGTTCGATGTGGATATCGAACCCATCACGCAAATCGCGCATGAGCTGCTTATCGCGTGAACGAATGGCCAGCGCCACCACTTCGAGCTGCTTAAAGTCGTGCTCCACAATCAGGTCATCATCCGCATGAGGTACGAACACCGTCTTCACGATACCATTGGTAACATTCTGTAGGTTTGGATCGCTGCTGGTGAGCCGTGCTGTCCGGGCAACAGTATGGTTGATGCGGTGATGGATGATCCCGGTTGTCTCGGACTTTGCGAGTAGCGGCGTGGTGTACGTTGACACCTGTTTCTGCGCGTCTCGAAACTCCAATAACAGTTCGACAAAATCTCGCGCAACCGCCGACACGGTACTGTCGGCAACAAGCAACCGTCTCAGCGCTGTTTCATGTGTTGCTGGCGCGCCCTTCTCCGTCGTCATGAGGACCGGGAAACCGAAACCTGCGACGTAGCGTACGGTAACGCCTGCCTTGGTCTTGACTTCGCCTTTGCGTGGACCGCTCTTGTAGACCTCACCGGTCGCAATCCGCGTCGGGACTTCGAGTTCACCACCGTACAAAACCAGTGCCGTTTGCTGCGCACTCGTGGGGAGGTAATCCGGGATGCTGAACAGTTCGGCAACAGTTGCACACAAGCTGGCCTTAGTCGTAGCGGCTGCGGCAATCATTCGTTCGTGCACGTCAGCAAGCCTAGCGCGGTCTACACGCAATCCATTCCACGTCATGTCGATCGTGGCGAGCAGCGACTCCATCATGTCAAGGATCAGCTGGAGCTGATTGTTGGCAACCGCCTTTTCGAGTTGCTTGAGGTACACCTTTTCCGTAATGTCCAGGTCCTGTTTTAGGTAGCGGTCGAGAATCGCTGGGTCAATCTCGTCGGTCGCGACGCCAGCCGCCCAAAGATCCTCGACCTCAGTGAGTTTGCTTGGTAGCCCATACTTAACCGCCACGCCATTTAACGAAGGATACGGTTCTGTCTGCCCATCAAGAATGAACTGCGCAAGTTGTGTGTCCCAGATACGCAGGTGTCGTCCAAAGGTGTACTGATACGCCGGGTTGTGTCGGAATAGCCAGTGCAGATCGAACGCTAGATTATGGCCGACGACGATATTGTGGCTGTCGTATGGCCAGTGCCACAGACGCGCTGTTGAGGGTAGCCACAGCATATACCCAACGTCACCCTCCGTCTTGATTCCAATACGCACCAGCTTGTTGCTCGCAATGAACGGCGACGGGTCACCATTCGGCCACGCGCCGTTGAATGTAGTCTCGACATCGAGCACGACATATTTACCGGCTGGTATCGTCATAAAATCTCGCGCATTCCGCGTCTAAGCGGACCACGTGCTTCCCATGGCGCAACTCCTCGTTGAGCGGCCCCGGTAACTTGTTCTTACAGATATTGATGTATCGCAGATCCGGGGCGCCCTCGGGGTCCACGCCGAGGGTAACGATAACATCAGCCTCCCCGGGCTTGTCCGTCTTACTGCCACGCAACTGTTCCATGGTGACGTACTTCACACCGCCAGCAGTACCGTCAGCCTGTGAGATCGCGATAACCGGGCAATTGTACCGATGGCCCAGCTCTCGTGCCCACCAGTACGCGCGTCCCAGTTGCAGATCGGGGCGATCATCCTCGCTGCGGCTGTCGAATCCGGCAACCTTGTCCAATTGATCGAACACAATCAGCGCAGGTTTCGTTTCCTTGAAGGCAGCCTCCAGATGCTTGCGATGGTTGATACCGGCATCAGTACGTACCAGGCGGATACGGCCCTTTCCGAGCAGTGCCTCCACGCGTACATCAGCGGCTGCCGCTGTGCTCTTAAGAGCAGCTAGTGGTTGGCCCAAGGCGGCTTGCACCAGACGGGCAGCCACTTCGTCGCTGGCTTGTTCGTTGTTGTGCCAGTAGATCGGACGGGTCTCACCCGCTTTGTGCATCTGTTGGGCGATGTACGTGACTTCGCTGGCTACGAATGTCGTCTTCCCGACCTCTGGCCGGGCCGCCACCAGTACGAAATTGCCGCCACGCAACGGACCCAAGCTATCACGTAACGCTTTGAGGCGCCATTGCCATCCACTCGTGAGGACCTTTTCGGCTATGCTAGCGACGGTGATCGGTGTGTAGATGTCCTCCGGGCGTAGCACGCGCCCAGAGTCCTTATCGTAGTTCTCCACCATGTCGAGCACGTCGGCGAGATCCACGTCGTTGTCGTGGAGCGCGGACGTCCCAAGATCAGCGATCTGCTGCGCGTAGTACCGCCGCAGATAGTGGTGGCGCACATCGTCCAGCACGGCTCCGCTATAGTCACCCACGTTGAGACGTTCAAACACAGCGCCGCACACTTCAACCAGCGAGGCCGGCAAGCGGTCGCTGCGAGTTGCTATGAAGTAGGTACGCA